CAATTGAACGAACATATTAGGGACTTTTAATGCAAAAACAAATCAACGAAATTATCAAGGAAATTACAGAACTACCTAAGCGTAAGGATAAGATTGCAGCTTTGAGATCACATGGAGATAATGCAGCATTGAAGAATGTATTGAAATATACATTTGATCCAAACATAAAGTTTGCTTTACCCCCTGGTAGTCCGCCGTATAAACCAAGTGAGTTTTTTGATGAAACACATAATAGACTCTATGCCGAAGCACGTAAATTGTATTTGTTTGTAGAAGGTGGTAACCCTAATCTAAAAGCATTGTCTAGGGAACGACACTTTATTGAGTTGTTGGAATCTATTGATCCAGAAGATGCTAAACTTCTTTTGGCGGTAAAGGAAAAGAAGCTACCATGGACTGGGTTAACAGCCAAAATGGTACAAGAAGCCTGGCCGGGGATTTTCTAATGTCTAAGACAAAGAAATATAAGAAGCGCTATTATGACGATGATTATGATGATGATGATTACAATTATGGTGATCATGATCAATATAGAAAGCGTAAGGCTGAAAAGCGTATTGCTAATGCTTTAAGGTCAAAAAATATTGATGATTTATTGGACTGGGATGAAGGTGGATATAAATAATACATGCCAACATATACATTCGTAGACAAAAACACTGGTGAAGAAACCGAACATTTTATGAGTCTCTCTGAGCGGGAAGACTTCCTGTTGGCTAATCCTCACCTCGAAACAATCATCAAAAAAGTAAATATAGTCACATCAGCCATGTCTGGATCTAATAAGCCAGATGATGGGTTTCGTGATGTGTTGAAAAGGATTAAAAAAGGGAGCCCGCGAAGCAATATCAACACATTCTAGAAAGGGTAATACACATTGCCTAAAACCAAAAAGAATAAACGCAACGTATATAATATTTCTAATGGACTTTCACTCTCAACTATTCAACCAAGAACGGAAAATCAAAAATTAGCCTTTGATGATTGGTATGATGGTTATCATTTAATGCTTCACGGTTCCGCCGGTACAGGCAAATCTTTTATCTCATTATATTTAGCTCTATCTGATAAAGAAGATTTAGCACAATATCATAAAGTATACATAGTACGAAGTGCTGTACCTACCAGAGATATTGGTTATCTTCCAGGTAAAGAGAGTGAAAAGATAGCTATGTATGAACAACCATATATTTCTATTTGTTCTGAGTTATATAATCGTGGCGATGCCTATAATATATTGAAGCATAACAAAGAGATTGAATTCATAAGTACATCGTTTATTCGTGGTAATACAATTGATAATGCTATAGTCATAGTAGATGAAGTTAATAATATGAGTTTCCATGAATTGGATACTATTATTACTAGAGTAGGTGATAATTGTAGGATTATTTTCTCGGGTGACTTTAAACAAAGTGATCTAAGAAATAAAAGGGAGAAACAAGGACTCAAACAATTTATGGGTATCCTAAATAATATGTCACAATTTTCACATATAGAATTCAATGAAGATGATATAGTGAGATCTCAATTAGTGAAGGATTATATTGTTGAGAGAGAACGACAAGATATTTGTACATGATTTACTTCAACCAAAAGTAATAGATCAAGTTACTGGTGATGGCTATAGGTATTATACAACACCCGAAGGCAATAAATACCCATCTATCACCAGTGCTTTATCATATTTAAGTGAAAAGCATATTGATGCTTGGAAAGAACGGATAGGGGAAGAAGAAGCAAATAGGATTGGTAATAGAGCAGCCAAGAATGGTACAGCCTTACATGAAATGGCTGAAAAATATGTTCTAAATGATCCTACTTGGAGGGATGCTTTTCCTATTACAGTGAAAAGGTTCTTACCGCTTAAAGCATTACTAGATCAACACATTGATTGTGTATATGGAACTGAACTAAGATTATATTCTGATGAATTAAGGATTGCAGGTACGGCTGATCTTATTGTTAAATGCAACGGTGAACTTACTATTGCAGACTTTAAGACATCTATGAGACCTAAAACTGATGATCAAATTTTGGCATATTATATGCAAGCAACAACATATGCCATATGTTTGAGAGAATTATATGGGCTAAATATTACACAGATTATGATATTCATGGCTGTGAATGAAGATAAACCAATATTATTTACAAAAAAGGTGGCTGATTATGAAAACTTAACTAGAAATTATTTAAAGCATTATCATGCGGGGAGGCTAAAGCATGTCAAAGAAAAAAGAAGCCCAGGAGATTCTTAAGCAAATCCTATGTGATAATGAGTATAGCGAAAAATTGGATATTATTTCAATGCGTATCTTAGAAGATGGTACAACGGATGACTTAATTGAAATTTTATTAGCAGTAATTATAGATTCAGCAAAGAGCAGTTATTTAACTAGAGAAGCAATTAACCAACTTTATCACATGACTGCAAGAGTAAAACAAGAGAACAGAAATGATTTATGAAGAATTTAATATAGGCGGCGAATTAGTCAAACAAGACCAGAGATATGTTGTAAAGGATAATAAACTACTTAACAATCTAGTGTTAAGTAGTACTTTGTTACACCCTCAAAAATCTACATCAGGTCATAAGCATGAGGGTCAAGAAGAAGTCTATATCTTTATGCAAGGTGAAGGTAAGATTGAATTGATTTACCCAGACAAAGAAGCCATTGTATATGATGTTAAACAAGGGACAACTGTATTAATCGAAGACGGTGTATTCCACCGAGTTCGGAATACATCTTTACAAGAACCTCTTTACTTTATATGTGTATTCGATGGAGCCAGAAAGCACTAAAATGCTATCCTTTCAGGAGTTTACTAAAGAAACATCTATATCATTTTGGGATATAGATGACACTCTTCTTAAGACCGTCTCAAATGTATATGTTGTGAAGGGCAATGAGAGAGTAAGGGCTCTAAATAGTAAAGAATTCAATACATATCAACTCAAACGAGATGAAAAGTATGATTTCTCTGAGTTTAAAGATTCAGAACATTTTGCCAATACAGCAACACCATATAGTAATTTGATTAGATTGGCAAAGCGGATACTTAAGAATTATCATAAAGCATCTAATAGTAGCAAACTGGTAATCCTAACCGCCAGAGAAAACTTCGATGATAGAGAAAAGGCTATAGAAGCATTCAAGGGCTTTGGTTTACCATTAACTCATATAGATATTGAATATGCCGGCGAATTAAACATGCCAGCCCATAAAGCTAAGAAATTTGTTGTTAACAAATATTTGCAAAAGGGTCAATTCAATATAGTTAATCTTTTTGATGATCAAGAAAAGAATCTAGATGCATTTCTAACATTGGAAGATAAGTACCCGAAGATTATATTTAATGGATTTTTAGCATATGATGGTGAACTCATACGATACAACTGAATTGAAAATGGCTTACCTAGACGGTAAAGCGGCTAAAGATGATATGAGTGAGTACTCTATTATGTTGATGAAATGGTATGAAGAAATTGCATCAATACAAAATAAACCAGAGATTATACATGAATTTCTTAGAGGATGGAAACAAGAATGAAAACATATATATTTGATGTAGATGGTACACTCACCCCTAGTAGAGATAAAATGGACAAAGATTTTAAGTCCTTTTTTATGTCTTGGTGTAAAGATCATATTGTCTATTTGGTAACTGGTTCTGATAGAGAAAAAACAATTGAACAAGTAGGGCAAGATTTATACACCGAAGTTAATGGTGTGTTCAATTGTGCCGGGAATGCATTTTATATTAAAAATAGATTGATCTATACGCGGGATTTGAAGCTTACCGATGATCAAATTACTTGGTTACTAGACACACTTGAATTGAGTAAGACACCATATAAAACCGGTACTCATATTGAGTTTAGACTTGGTATGGTTAACTTCTCTACTGTAGGTAGAAATGCTACAAGAGAACAACGTGCCGCTTATGTAGCCTATGATGAAGAAACTAATGAACGGTTTACTATTGCACAAGAATTTAATGAAGCTTTCCCTGAACTTGAAGCCACTGTAGCAGGTGAAACTGGATTGGATATATATAGTAGGGGATATGATAAAGCACAAGTCATAGATGAGTTATCTGGGAATGTAAAAGACTTTGTTTTCTTTGGTGATAAAATTTGTGAGAATGGAAATGACCTATCACTGGCACAGGCAATAGGTAGAATGGGTGGTGCCTATCATAATGTAAATTCATGGGAAGATACATATGACCTATTAAAAAATAAGAAAGAATAATGGCACAATTTAAAAAAGATCGGAATTTCTAATGGCTATTTGGAATAAAGCCTCACAAGCATATCTTGCAAATAATAAAACATTATTTGAAGCATTTTTGATGGCAGATAAAGATGGTAATCTTATCAATTCGTTTGGTGTTGCATCGAATATTCCTATTGCGGGTGGACTCGTTGATGGGTATAGTGCAATACATAAGTTTGGTAGAAATCCAAATGTAGGAAATATACCAGAAACTATTTGGATGCATGGCGGAATTTATCAATATCTTGATGTTGGTTCTGATAGTACAGTTTATGTATATAGCGCAAGCTCTGACGATGGCCCTGGCAACGATGGTGCTCACACGATTACTGTTCAAGGTTTAGATAATGATTTCAATCTAATTGAAGAAACGATTACTGTAAATGGTGCAGCTTCTACTGCTTCATTCCTAAGAGTTTATAGAGCATTTGTTGCAACCGCTGGGGTGTTAGCGGCAAATGATGGTAATGTTATTATATCCACCGCAGCGGCTGGAGGCGGTACAGTTCTTGCTGATATTGGCGTTATTGGTAGCGGGACAACTACTGGTTTGGGTCAAACTCAACTTGCACTTTATACAATACCAGCTGGAAAAACTGGTTATCTTACTACTTGGAACGTCGGT